CTCAGGATCAAGCTCTGGTTCGACACGCTACTCGCGCATCATACCTTGTTGCCGCGACTGCCACACAGTTTGGCTTTCCTTGTATCATGTTATACCACGCACCCTTTTTATAAGGATGATGCTCAAACTTGGAAAGAGGGTGGAGATATTGATACGTACTGGAAGTATAACTGTAAAGATGCCGCTCTCACCTACGCAGTCCATGAGCGATTAGCAAGAGAATTGAAAACATCAGGAATGCACGAGTTCTTTTTTGGTCATGTGATGCGTGCTCAATCGCATCTAGTCGAAGCCACAATCCATGGGGTTAGATCAGATGAAGTGGTTAAGCAACGGGTTATCAAAGAGTGTGAGCAGGATGTTAAACGTTTTGAGAATGAGTTCTATAGGATCGTCCATGAAATTACCGGCGATGAAGAATACTATCCGTTGCCGTCTTCATGGCAACAGTTACAGGTGTTCTTTTTTGACATACTCAAACTCAAAGGACGTGGCCGCTCAACCAATGAAGAGAATAGAAATATCATCCTCAAAGACCCATCTACGACTCCGCTGGCGAAGGAGATGATCGTTGCGCTCAACAAGTTTAAGGAAGAACACAAGTTCTTTTCAACGTATGCGAAATCTAGAGTGTCATCAGATGGCAGATTTCGCTGTGACTATAAACAATACGGGGTTGCAAAGGCTCCAGGCCGTCTTTCGAGTACTAAGCTGCTCGACGGTGACGGTGGAAACATGCAAAATCAGCCAGTTCGTGCTCGCGTCCAATACGTTGCCGACGAAGGTTGTGTATTTGTATATTTTGATCTATCCCAAGCAGAGGCACAAGTTGTTTCTTTTCGCGCAGACATCCAGAAATGGAAAGACCAGTATGCTCAGGCTAGGATCGACGGTCTGTATGACTCGCACAGAGCCTTGGCCAGCGAAATGTTTAAGGTGCCATATGATCAAGTACCAAAGACGGATTGGGACGAAGACAACAAGCCAACAATCAGATATATAGCGAAAAGGTGTAGACATGGACTTAACTATCGTATGCAGATGGAAAAGCTTGCGGAAGTCACAGGTCTTCCATATTTCCAAGCACAACGATCATTCATCATCTATCATCAAATCACTCCAGAGATTAAGCGGTGGTGGACGCAAGAAGAAAGGGAATTCCGTGCGACGAAATCCATATCGAACGCCTTTGGCCGTAGACTTAAAGTCGTTCAGCAACTCGACGACTCAGTATTGGAGTCCATTATTGCATTTTACCCACAATCGACTATTGGTGACAAGGTTACAAAGTCTTGGTATCAATCCATGGAAGATGACAATTGGCCGAAGGGCAGGGCTAGGATCGCTATTGATGTGCATGACAATCTTGTCGCGATTTCCACGCCTCGCGTCGCTAAGACAGTGGGTGCAATTCTAAAGAAGTATGCGGAGGAACCAATATGGATACAAGACGCATGGAAGAAAAGGTCAGCGGAACCACTGAGCATTCCAGCGGAATTGAAAATTTCAGTTCCCACAATCTGGAACGAGAAAGCTACAGTGGATTGGAGTGGTAAGAAAGTGAAGACTCCTGGAACGTTTGTACTAGATCAAAAGAAAGGACTGCATAGATGGGCACACATGGTAAAGATGGAATTGTGAGTCATACAAAACTTGACGTTCGCTATCCAAAAGAATTTCGTATTGAGTGTCCTTGTTGCAGAGGAAAGAAAACGCTTTCTGTACAATCTATTCACTACGCGGAAAATAGTACATTACAGTATAATACATACACGAAAGTAAGATGCTGTCATTGTATGGGTTTGGGATTCGTTATGAAGGACTACGATCGTGTGGCAATACAGGGACTGGCAAGAGGAAGTAGTTCAGATGTTGATCAAGGCGGGGCCGAAGGGTGTTAAGCAGATGAAGATTACAGGACGGGTCTTCACAAAAGTGAAAGCGGTTGAGTGTGTAGCGTATCTTGAGCATCTACAATCACAGCGCAAGGTCGATAAATTCATCAAGTCGAACTTCGGTACATCTAATCAAGGTACTGATACAACAATTTGGCGAGCAACAGATAAGATAAGGGAGATATGAGATGCAAATTTCACTCAAGGATTTAAGTCAGTGGCATCCTGTGCCATTTGCTTGGATTCCATTCACACACGAGGGAACGCTCTACTGGCTTGAATCGCCTCCGCTAGAGAGGAGGGCTGTACCGAGTGCGTATGACTGGGAATGGGAACATCGGCTCAAGACGACTAACGCCCATCGCCGCAGGGAATGACAAAACTATGTTCACTTACGAACAAGACGAAGTAATACTAGGTACTGTTCTGACGATCATTATATCCGTTATTATAACATACGCGATTTCTTAATAAGGCTCAGTGCTGGTAATGTCTAGTTCTTCACCTATACCTTTACCATACGGCTGTATATCTTCAAGTTTAATTGGTTGACCTACTCTTTTCGAGAAATCGTTTTCGACTGATTTAATCGTGTGCAAAATGACACGAGCGGCATCCTGACGCTGACGCTCATAGAAGTTCTTGACGGAAACTGGGTCTTGTATATTCACTTTGTTCTCGTGTAGATACTGCGTCACTTCTCCTTCATTCAAAAGATAGTCCTGCCAGGTTACGAAATTGCCAGCATTCACTTTATTGATGCGCTGAATTGCACGAGTCGCGATACCGTAACGCGCAAACAGTGATTTGAAGCCGGTGCCTCCTATATTTTCTTCTTGTTCTATTTTTTCTTGCTTTGCTTGAATCTCAGACAATTTCAATGGATCGTTCGCAAACTTTGCCTTTTGATTTTCTAGATTTTTCCAACGCTTCTGGCCACCTGCTGATAACGTTGCATCACGCATGAACTTATCATGTATCTCTTGAGCAAATTGTATGTAAAGTGGATTGGTCGGTTCAGGCTGACCCATGCCAGGGTTTCCTGCCGGTGGACGTGAACCAAGTTTTTCCTGTGCGACTCGCTCACCAGATTCAGTTACTGGCTTTTTACCATACAATGCACCCTCCTTTACAGTCCATGTATTGTAATACTGACTCAGTTGCTTGATCGCTCGATTCTTTTCAAACATTTCCTTGACAACATCCGTATTACCAGTAGCAGGTGCATGAACACCAAGCGCGTCTCTGAGAATTGGTGTCTTGGAGACAGCCCGTGTTCCCATTTCTGATAGAGCATTTTTGAATGCCTTGTCTACACCTTTCGGTGTTTGTGTAAATGCCGCCGCTCCGGCCCCTACAACATCACCAATCCCACCGCTAAGAGCACGAATAAGAAGCTCAAGATTAGCGGGTAGTCCGCCAGATTGGTCATAGGGTTCGGAGCGGCGTTTATACATCTCTCCACCAAACACACCTTGCGGTGCTGTATATCCAAGAGTGGCAGCACCGGCACCAAATATAGGCGGTACAGGTGGAGAGATTGCAACGTTGAAGAAGCTCTGTGCCACACGCGTAAAGTCTTCGGTTTGTGAGAATAGACTGGAATGTGTTGCATGATGCAAAGCGGTTTCCATCATGCGAGCGGCCGGAGCTAATTCGTGAAAGCGTGGAAACTCGATTCCTTCCTCGGCAGGACGGCCAGGAATAGGAATGTAATAGTTCATTGTCTTTTTGTAATCGTTGCGTCTATTCATCATGTGATCGATATAGCTGCGTCCATTTGGGTCTTTGCCCAATCCAGCTGTATACATGTAACCAGCAGCCGCAGGCAACATTGTGTAGAGCCAGGTGCGGCCCATGAATCCTGTTGGATTCTTAAGGTATGCCTCACCAATACGTTTGATGCCTTGCGTAGTAACGTTGAACCACGGAACAGACGACCGACCCAATTCGGTTACAAATCCATACGGTTTGGCGACAACGTTAAGTGCTGTACGACTCACACTCCCACGCAAACCTTGTCGTGTATCCTCAAACCGAATTGGTTTTGTACCGCCAGTAAATAATCCGCCGCCGCTGTAGTATTGTCCACCAATACGAGGACTGCCTGTTAGGTGTCGTGCCGCTCCTGCTAATTTAGGAAGTGGTGCTCTGCCTAGATTTTTACTGGCAAATGCAAACGATGGCGCGTTGTGAACAGCTTCCAACGTTCGCATGTATGCGTTCAACAAGGTCTTGGCTGGACCAGTTGTGGTTTGAATTGCACTGTGAAGTTGGTTGCGAGCAACCGCTTGTTGTGTTAATATGTTTCCTTGAGTACCACCAACAGAGCGCAATTGCTGATATAGACTGTTGTCGTAAACATGCGCTAAACGTGTGCTTAATGCTTGGGCATTCCCTACGCCAAGCGTTCGTGACAACCAACCAGCACTGCCGCGCTCCAATGAACTGCTGACAGCCTTGACCAATTGTGGTACAAGCTGTTGGGGAATGGCGTAGAGTGATCGTGTGAATCCAACGCTTTTGGCCCCGGCGAATGAATCTGCTGCCGTAAGTCTATTGATCTGAACACTACGCAGAAAGCTAGTTGCAGCAAACCACGGAGCCAGAGCACCAGTAGCACCCATTTCTAAGAGTCGCTTGGTTCCATACAGAGTTTGTTGGACCGCACCAGTCATATAGTACGGATCAAGTTTCATCACATCAGCAATATATGGATCGGTTGTATAACGCTCCAATACACCGCGACGATAGAACGAAACAACATTGGCCTGTGCTCTTGGATGCTTAGCAAGCCATTCCGCAGATGCAGGCGTAAATAATTCTGGCATTGCTCTTCTGACCCCATCAACATACATACCTTTAGTCTCATTTTCGATACGAAACTTAACTCTGCTAGAAATCGTTCTTGCTGAATTTTGTAGTACGTCATCTACAGGCGCTTCATCGAGTGCACGTGTACCTGTAAATGCCGTATCGTTAGGACGGTTCGCATTTTCCCAAGCACGGTCCTTTCTACTAAGCGTTCCATACTCACCAGTACTTTCAAACTTTCGCAGGTCGCGAAGGTTCTGCGTATAGCCTTGAGCGATTTGGCGCAGTTGTGGATGCGCTTGTTCGAGTGCGTTCATTTCTTGCAGTACATCGGGCATCGTCATTCCCTGAACCGTTGTAGGTCCAGGAGGCGGGTTCTTTATGCGACCAGATGCGATCCTGGCATCGGTCATACCAATTTCATCGAATACGTTCCGAAGGTTCATGTACCGTGATGCGTTTGGAACATTGGCACTAATAAGATCAGCCATTGGTACATTTGTTTGAAACGTAAAAGTAGGAGTCTCGGCTCGACCACCAATAACAGCGGACTCACCAAGAGCATTCGCTTCGCCTCTACTCTGAAAGCGAAGGCGATCCTTTAATGCATCTACAACAGGAACTGGTGCGCCTGCACGTCTGGATATTGCGACGAGGCCAGCGTTAACGTCATCTTGTGTACGCATATAATCTTTAACAGTACTGATCGCAGATGTGCCTGGAGCAGCATCAACAACAGGACGGAGACGTGGAACTGAACCACGCGTAAATGTCCCAATTAATCTTGGCGCAAAGATCATTGCACCAGTCGCGGCAACGATTCCGCCGAGCGTTGCGTAGTCCTTTAAACTATAACTTACTGGTCCACCTTGGGCTTCAACCGTAATCTCTTTCGGTGTAGGCGGAGGTAATTGCGGTTGCGCTTGCGCTGATGAAATAGGTAAAACACTATCGAGCCAAGAATAGGTACGTTCAGGCGGCGGCAGCGGCTGACCAGTCATTAACGATGGTTCGTCCATCGCAGGCTGTTCCGATTGTGAAAAGTATTTAGCGCCAGCTACCGCGGCGGTAAGTGGAATAGTTGCCTTTCCTGCTGGTGAAAGAGCTTCACCTAGAATACGGCCGCCACTCTCTATAGGAGTTTGCGGCGGGAGTTCTGTTCCTGTAATCGCATCGAAGAACGAACGCGCACCTTTACCCTGCTTACGCATCCAATCGACAGCATCTTTTGGATCGATACCAACAGCACCCAAAGCTGCAGCCGGAGCCTTCAATAAGGCTCCGCCAAACGTTGGAGATGACGGCAGCGCCGCCGATCCTTCCGTGATCAACGCACCAATATCCCACGGAGCACCTGCGATACCGCCAAGGACACCACTGGCTGTATGTCTGACACCGCCGGTCGCGAACATCGCTTGATCGCGAAGCGATGATCGCTCTCCGGTTTGAGCCTCTTCAATTTGAATGGCTTCGGCCAGCGCCTTCTCTTCGCGCAACTTTCGCTGTTCTTCGGTTTCAGGAAACTCGAAGTCAGCCAATCCAAACATTGTCGAGTAGGCATCGGTCATGTGTATGACTCACACATCATCCGGCAGGTTTTCTTCACCATACTTTTGAATGAACTCGTCGATAAGTTCTTGTCTTTCGCTGTCATTATTCACATCTTCAAGTGCTGTCACAAGTTCATTCTGTGCTTGCGAGAGCATTGGAGCACCGGCGTCTTGATCCATTTGTGAATGAACGTCTTCCAATTCTTGTTCTGTGGTAACGCTGGGAGGACCGTCAGGAGTAGGGTTCGTGAAGTCGGCCATACCTCCCATCGCTTTCATTGCAGCGTCAGGAGCAGGAGCGCGTGGTTGCATACTTTGCATGGTCATAAGCCTCGGGTCCACGTTAGCTCCTGCCGGACTACCAGCGCCTTGACCTTGCATCATTTGCATTAGTGCCATTATGCGTGGGTCTTGCATATCCATTTGTATTCTCCTACTTTAAGTGTTTAGAACCAAGCCGCTTCCGACGACCACGGGTATTTAGTTGAGTCCATCCATGACGAAAATGGTTCCGTTCTGGATAGTGATGATGGTACAGGAACAAAGCTACTATTGCCGCTTGGCTCCGTTAGATTTGGTAGATTGCGAACTGAGTTTGGCTTCTTTCCAGTCGTTCCTCTGTTCAGGGCGGTATACAGTGATGCAATATCTTTCAATCCTGGCATTGTATCTGCTGTTTTGGTAACATTGGCATACGGTGCCTGTAGATTACCAATCGCTCCCTGTTGCATTTGTAATAATCTATTGGACATTGCATTTCTTTTAGCGTCAATACTTTCACCAGTGTTTGGTATACTGATGCCCGTTTGGCCACCTTGCGCTAGGGCGGCTAATTGACCAACACCGCCAAGATCACGCTGTTGTTTCTGACCTACACGTTGACCAGTTTCTGCTAACGCACCCTGTCTGGATTGCAACAGTATCTTAGCCATTCGCTGCATTGGTGTTTCGCCTTGTTGCCCTCCGTTAATGATTGCACCACCAGGAGTCACATCGTGACGAGCGCCAACTTTTGGAGTCGCTTGACTAAGCAATCTGGTTAACGTGGATCGTGTACCTTCCTCTGACGAACCACCGGATGCATAGCGTGTCAATGCCTGACTAAGTAGATCGTTAGCCTGACGACCGGTACCAGCTTGCATCTCTCGAATGCGACGGTTACGGCCAGCATCTTCTGTCAGTCCCAGACGTTGCTCGCGTTCACCGGCACTGATTAATGATTGCTGCTCCGGTGTGAGTTTTGTGAGCCATTCATTTAGGGCTTCATCGAAAGTGAAACGATTGCCAAAAGCATCCGTTTGGCCAGCCCGTGCCATACGAAGCATTTCGGCATTCATTCGCTTTGTTTCAGCGAGTTGTGCCTGAGCGGCTTTGGACGATTCCTTCTTGCCTTGCATATCAAGTAGAGCAAGACCGCCAGTGATCGCCGCACTAATTGGATCGAATACCATAACAGCCTCCTGAGTTATACAGCCTAGAAGAATGTCTTTTTCTTTTTGTCTTCCTCAGCCGCTGGGTCGTCTTGACCCGCTAGTGCAAATGGATCAAACTTTGTGTTTTGTGCACCAGAAGCAGAGCCGGCAGTTGCAGCTAGACCGGACGTATCATAGAGTGGTTCAGTAATTGATCCGCGAAATCTTTCACCAAGACCACCTATAAAATCGTTAAAGGTCTGATCAAGTTCACCTTGATAACCTCCAATATCAAAATTATTACCAAGTGAGAGCCCACCTGCTGCACCGCGGGCACGCCCCAAAATCGCACCGAGGCTATCTCTTCCACCAGACAAGAGATCGCTACCAATATCGTTCAATTGTGATCGAACACCAGCACCTTGATCATCTAAATCTTTGTAAGCACCAGTCGCACCGGTATCCGTTATGACACCACGCTTTAACAGCCGATCGATATATTCATTCGCCTTGCCGCGCTGCTCAGTATCGATCTGTGAAATAAATGGATCGTCAGCCGTATTGGCAATTCTACTGAATTCATAGTCAGGACTAAACCGCGAATCCACACTACGCAAAGCCCTATCTCTCGCAGCGTCTTGTGATCGACCAAACACATTCGCACCGAAGTCCTTGAAATACATACCAGGAGTCGGGTCTTTAGAACCAATCGTACCTAGAATGTTATTGATCTCTTCGTCGATGTTACTACTATATGCCGTCGGATCAAGACCGCGCTCGGAAAAATATCTCTGAGCACCTGTCCTAGCTGTATTAGCAGCCGTAGTTCGAAGACCAGCCAATCTGGCGTCCTCTATACGCGCAGCTTCATCACTAGCCGTCTGCGCTTGTGTTCTCCGCCGGTCTTCCTCTTCACGTCTGCGTTGCTCAGCCGTATTGGCTGCGCCTTCATCGTAGCCGCCGAACCAGTCCTGAAAATCCCAAAAGCCCATCTGAGCCTCCCATTTCGTGTGTGAGTCACACAGCCTTGGATTTTGACTTGACGTGTGTCTCAGGTGAAAGTGCTGGATCAAGCAGTAACCAGCATTGCGCCACAATCAGTGTCGCAGGATAGGTCTTCTGGATGCACTGCTTAATCAATTCTATTTCCGCCGTACTTAGTATGACAGTTTGTTGTTCACGTATTCTAGTGGCTAGAATGAACCGCTTGACGTGTTCATCACCACTAATGTTCTGTCCACCAGCACATAGCGCATTAGTTACTATCTTACCAAGTGTAATTGTCTCTGTCAATATGGCACCACTTTCGTCACGCCGAGGTTGTCCTGCTTGATCACCGGCTACGTTCTGGAACATATCAGTCTTTCCATCCAAACCTTTCAGCGCGGTAGTGAAGTCGATCGCTTCCGTCATTTTTCATCTCCGTGTGTGAGTCGTATACTACATTACAGCAAAGAACGTACTGTTACGATTGAATCCTGTCGGTGGTTCTGGTTGTACTTGACTGTTCCAGGCACGATTTCCTCTATCCAACGGAAATGCACCCATAGGCAGTTTCGTCCAAATTGCACCTACTGGTAGAGGCTGCACAACGGCTGGACTTGGGTTTGGAGCACTGATCCATACGCGAACCGGTTGTCTATATCCGGTAGGTAATGGAAGGTCCGTTATCCGACCGCCTATCGGTTGTGTAGATGCAAGAAGCCGAATCGTTCTCCCGACCCAAGTGCGAAGATCGCTTGGATGTGTATGTCCACGCGATGGTAATGTGTATAAATGATCACCTGTCGGTAATTGATCCTGACCGATAAGATTGCGATTGTAGAAAGCAGTCCACGATCTTATTGGCTGTCGTACCTGCTGCGGATTTGGCCAATCGTATTGATTGCGTGGCAGAGCAGACGCTTCTGTGACAAGTGCTAGATTGACCGTCTGTATCCACGTTCGAATACTATTAGGATGGATATGGCCACGCGGCGGCAATGTAGTAGTATGATCTCCGACCGGAAGTTGATCTTGACCGATAAGGTTTACATTGTAGAACGCTGTCCACAATCTAGGCGGCTGTAAATAACCACGAGGATTTGGCCAATCAAATTGATTGAGCGGCAACGGTTGTGGCGGTGTTGACAGCGCCAAGCTGCTATAGGCAATCCAAGTTCGTAATTGATTTGAATACTTGTGTCCAATTGGAGAAAGATCAGATACCGTCTCACCGATCGGAAGCTGATCCTGACCAATCAAATTCACATTATAGAATGCGGTCCACGATCGCGGTGGTTGTAGATGGCCTCTTGGAGTCGGCCAATCAAATTGATTGAGAGGTAGAGGTTGCGGTGGTGTTGATAATGCTAAGCTGCTATATACAATCCAAGTCCGTAATTGATCTGGATACCTGTACCCAATTGGAGAAAGATCAAATACTGTCTTACCGACTGGTAACTCATCCTGACCGATCAGGTTCAGATTGTATGAGAACGTCCAACTACGCAGTGGCTGCAATGGTCCACTCGGCGACAGATCGATATGCTGTCGTCCTGGAACGAAATCCTGACCAATCAAATTGAGATTGTATGAGAACGTCCAAGATCGTAAAGGCTGTAACGGACCGCGTGGATTTGGCCAATCGAGTTGATTAACCGGCGCTGGTGCTTCCGGTGCGAGCGTCGTCTGTTGAAGCGAAAGTGTCCAAGAACGCGGAGGCTGTAGAGCACCTAGGTCCAATCGCTCATAGCGTTGAACACCGACAGTGTACTCAATTGGTGTAAGTGTTGTCTGTTGTAATGAAAGTATCCACGACCGCAGTGGCTGTAGCGGACCGATCGGAGGTAGCTCTGTGCGAGTCGCACCAGCCACCATTTCGTCTTGCGCAATAAGATTAAGATTGTAGCTCCAGGTCCAACCATGAAGCGGTTGCAGCGGTCCGCGATCAGTCAGTTCAGTATAACGGTTGCCTACCGTCATACGATCTTGACCAATCAGATTTAGATTGTATGAAAACGTCCAGGTTCGTGTAGCAGGTTCTGGATAAGCTAGTGGTGATAGTTCAGTAAATTGTTTGCCTGACGAAAATTCGTCCTGGCCTATTAGATTGAGATTGTAATGCCAAAGCCAAGTGCGAAGTTGTTGATTTCTATCAAAGTCTTTAGGAGAGAGATTGGTTACTCTCTCTCCCGTAGGAAGACGATCTTGACCAGTCAGATTAAGATTGTAGCCCCAAAGCCAAGTGCGAGTCGAAGGCTCTGGATATGCCTTCGGAGGCAAATCGGTAAATCGTACTCCATCCGGTAGATTCGTAGGAGCAGCAGGAGTAAACAGATTAATACTGAAATGTATCCAAGTCCGAAGATCAATCGGTCTATCAGGCTCTGGCGCTCGCTGCCAATCAGAATTAGGAAGATTACCATAAACACGAGGACCGTACAAATTAATGTTGTAATGAATCCAAGTTCTGAGATCGATAGCTCGTCCAGGTTCTGGTGCCCGCTGCCAATCAGAACTAGGAACGCCTGTGTATTGAACAGTAACAGGAAGACCTACTGTAAGATTGTACGTCCAGCTTCTAAGGTCTATTGCCCGTTGCGGTCCTTTCGGATTTGGCCAATCATGTTGTTTACGTGCAGGTGTTGTATCCGCCTTAAAGCTAGCCGTAGTTTGCACCGCGACAGCGGAAGTTCCTGTGAACTCCGGAGTAACCGTAGTTGTTGCTGAAACTACACGACGACTGTTGCCTGTTGAGATGTTAGCTCTAGAAACAGTAGCACCAATAAGACTTGGAGAGGTAGCTGCAAATGTTTGAGTAGCAGCATTGGAAATGCCTGCCATAACGACTTCATCGGCCTGCGCCAGCGTTCCAGTAGCTGGACAAGTAAATGGCGTCGTAGCATCACTTGTATTGGCAGGATTAGCATCGAGCGGATTGACAAGGAATGGTCCCTGGATTACATCTACAGAGCAACTGGCATCGTTGGTCGATGCCGCAGCCGCAACAGAAACGGTAGTTAGAGTACCAGGAACAGTAACTCTAGAATAAAAGCAACGCTGCGTTACTGTTCCAATGTCTGTTCCAGCATTGACCGCAGAATAAGTATTACCAAGGTTATCAGTAACGCCAGTTGCAGTAAGAGTTGTTTGTTGTCCAAAGGTAACCCAGATCAAATCACCAGGCTGGACAAAAACCGATCCCGTTGCGTTAGTCGGATTGGTTACCGAGTTAACGGAGGCAGTAAGTGTACCTTTAAGACTGCCGAATGCCATAACATCGGACCACTAGTACTTATAGTACGTTTGTTGGTTGCCGCTTAAATGTCTAATGTTGTCCGCCGTGTATGTAGTTGTTGACCAGAATCCAAGTTCGACGAAATCAGCATCTGCCAAATTTCCTCCGAGATCAGGAACTTCCAATGCACTGTTCACACCATTGGTGAGCGCATCAACTATAGTAGATACACCATCGACTCCAATTATCGAGTTTGTACTATTGTAAACGTTGGCAAATGCGTGCCAAACATTATCAATCGCTGTTGCTGTTGGTAAACTACCGGCAAAGATAAATGCTGTGTCAGCAGCACTGTTCCATCCAGCGGCAATACTCGTAGTTGCATATAGACTTTGTACAGTTGTAAATGAACCAGTACGCTTCCCGACCCACGAAAGGCTATACGGTTGATTAATTACTGGAAAAGACGCTGCTGTCGCTAATCCGGTTGCACTTGCAATCGAGAGCCTTATAACTGGAAGCGAACCTATTCCACCAGTTATGAACGCAGGCTGATTCGCTTGCGTTGCTTGCGTCAAGTGTTTGGTACCTATCTGATCATACAAAGTTACTACAAATAGATTTGCACCACCAGCAAATGCCAATATGGCAGATTGGTCCAGTCCTCCCCAGAGATTATCTGGTGGCACTCCAGGAACTGTTACGAAGTCTTGCTCGGTATTACCTCCATCCTCACGTAATCGTATAGCAGGTAGACCAATTTTCGCAAAACTATAGGCACGCAAGCCCCACCAACTAATAGCCCCAGGAACAATATCCCCAGGACCATCGTATGGACGGACGCTACCCAGGCAGCCGCTCATATAACCGCCGGACATCATCGGCTATTCCTCTAAATGATGCGGATACGGAGCGTACCCCGTATCCGCACTGATGTATGACTCACACAGACTCAGTACGGCTCATAGAGAATGTGAGCGTCGGCGAGCCCTGAGGAACCACCAGCACTAGAGTTGTTCCACAGTACACTTTCGCCGCCAGGAGCAGTATTGCCAACGATAGTCCACTGCTGCGTCGGACTGGCATTCCATCGATAGATGCCACCAAACAAGTTCAGTGCGAGATTGAGTTTCGCATCTGTTACTGTGTTTGATGGTGTCGGTTGAGTACCAGCCGCAACGAATGGTACCGGCGGAGCAGCCAAAGCCGCAGTAGCGGGATGCAGCGGACCGGCACTATGCGGCGCCGCAAGCGTTGTAGGAGTCGTTTCCAACGTGGATGCTCTTGACAACTCCATGGCTGCTACAGTTGAGGCAGTTGCTTTACCGGAAACCGACAACTCGAGAACATCGACTACCTGTGTACCCGAACCTCCTTTGAGGGCCATATAGGTAGACGCCGAACCGATCGCAGAACCGGCAGCAGCGGCAGTGAACGTTAGAGCAGCAGATTTGAATGACCATTTAGCCATCTCAATCACCCTTTCTTGGTATCAGAACGGGGTTGACAGAGGTTCCAGCCATCGTAAACTTGCCGCTCTGAACCAAGTCTGCGATGGCTTTCCACGGACGGTGTACATAGTCGGGATGACGACGCGCACCATCACAAAGATCACAAATGTACTGATTGCACTGCAAACACGTAGCCCGTTCGCGCACCCGCATTGGGTTACGAATAACTATTGTGTTACAGTGTGCGCAAGTCATAGTAGCTGCTTCAAACAAAGCACCTTCTTTGACTTGATCAGGATGATAGCCAAATTTGACAGCTTCATCGGCTGTAAGACCAGGACTAGCACGATGATCGATCATCACTTCGCCTTCTTTCTTCATCTCAGAACCCTTTCACGTATGAGACTACATCCCACCGATCATCAGCTTGATTCCACAAACAGCCGATATAATCGATTGTTCCGTTCAGCGTAACTGTTAGACCTGTAATGTCAGTTCCGAACCTGAATGATCCGGCAGCACCAGTCGATAGTGCCAATGTACGATTTGCTCCAGATGCCTCGTGAGCAATAACCAACCTATGTGACTTCCCAGTTATCGGTGAATTAGTTGGAGCAAGAACAGTTCGATTTCCGAATGCTGCCAATTTGAAGGTACCTCCAAGCGACGCATCAATTGTTACTGATGGACCATCAGTTAAGCTAACTACGGTATCGGTGAGACGCTTTGGGCGTACTTCACCAGTTCCTGTTACAGTAAAATTATCGTCTGGTCCTCGAATTATATAATCGGCTATGGTACTAACACCCAGAACGTGAAGACTGCTAAAATCAATCGCCGTTCCAATTGGAAACGAGCCTCTCGTACTGAGAATTTTACCAGCAGGGTCTATTGGAGCCCCAACCACGCTATCGAACATAATGCCATCAACCCATCCAGAACCGTTATTGTTAAAGAAATATAATCCAGAATCTACAAAAGACCCCTGACCAAATCCACCGGATAGATTGGGACCAATAGCAACACCAAGACGACTTCGCGTCGATGATCCAGTCACCATATTGACATTGACTTCAATACCAACAAGACTCTCAAGATTTTGCGCTAGTGCCGAAGTAGCTAGTGCTCCTACGTTCAAACCGCCAATATATCCCAATTCGGTTCCGAGCCCACCACCATCACCTGTTGCAGCAGCAGACGTAATAAATGCGCCAAGATAAAAACGATTGGGATTACCAACCGTATTAGTTGGTCCATCCAGTATCATTTCTGCTGTAAGAGCAGAACGTGCACCTTTTACTGTCGAACCTCCCACAATATATTTTATATACTGTCCGTAGATTCCCGCAATAGCATTGGCGCCAGCATCAGCAGTGTCGCTCACAATATGATAGTTTATAAAGTAATCAAGAAGTCCAATAGGACCGACAACATTGTGTTGTTGTCCCACACCGTGTGCAAATGTATTAGGTAGATTAATCGTTAATGCTATATTGGAAGTACCTAAAGCATTAATGGCTACTAATCCATTGTCATCCACCGTCATACTTGAATTTTTTAGCAACTTACCTGATGGACCATCAAAACGCGTAACTGCATTACTAGTTGCCGGAGAAGGACCAACAACATCACCTAGCCCTGGCGGTACTGTCCACGAACCATCGGCTCTTAAAAAGTTAACAGCACCACCACCAGAAGGAGGCGCAACTCCCTTGAGTGTATTAGTAAATGTATCAAGTAGAGATGTAGCTTGCGTACCAGATAGTTCTTCAACAGGACCAGGACCACCACTAACACGTCCAAGGAAACGATTATTTGCTGATAAGTCTAAAGTTATTATAGAGAATTCGGCCCAAAAAGTTGGATTGGCAATACGATCCTGATCAAACGTTGTCGGTGTTGCTGCTGATGTATGACTCACACGCGCAATGTAAACAATACCGTTCACCGTATCGAGAACAATATCACCTTGTGCATAAATTGTAGAATTTTCCCACGGCTCTGCATCAGCCGCAAGCAGTGTTTGATACAATGCCTTATCAACTTGGTGTAGAGTATCCTGAACCGTCTGATGCCACGGAGTGGACAGAAAATCAGGGACTCCGAACCGGAAGTGCTCTGTGAATGTTGTAGTCATTTCCTGCGTCCGTTATCTGTTTGTAGGCTTCTTCGTTCTGCTTGACCATAAGGTTTCGGAAACTTTCTACAGCAGCACCAGTTTCACGCTGCAGCTTCGAATTCTCGATTAACAGTAGCGGTACCCAATCGTCGATACACCGATACTGATCAACTTGTACTCCTGTATTCGGATTCATTCCAATGATGTGCATCCATCTATCACAGATGCCGTCCGAAACCAGCTTACGACACTTCTTCGTAAAGCCGGTTTTGTGACAACCAACTTTTGGATCAGGAAGGCTCATTCGCGATTGGCTCCAGCATTTGGATCGATCTTCTTCTTCATGAGTTCTTTCAACCTGGCTTCGCGTTCCTCATCGGCATGTTTCAATTTCTCTTCCGCTTCTTTCTTCTCTTTCTTCACACGATCGTCCTCCATCTTGTGACGATCTAACAGGTAGTTGACGAATGTAGTATCCATGATGTTGATGTTTCCCATCCTCCGTCCATTCCCATCCGCTTTAAATTCGACATGGCCAACACCATTATCGAATTGGATTGCGTGGATAAACGTCGGTAGTTCGGAACAGTCAATACTATGAGCTACGCCGTCCACTATGACTGTGTTGTCTTCCCTGATAACTGATAGCTTCATGGCCTAGTCCTTTGTTGCGATGATCAGATCAACGTATTGAACACGGATGTCTATAGCGTGTGTATGCGAACCACCACCACCAAAAGCATTCGCTTGGTTGATACCAGTAAAAGCTGGTTCAGTTGTATGATTATTTGCGCCAGCGTTTAGAAAGGAAGTACCTTGTCCACCTGGATTGTTGGTACTGCCATCCAAACAGGTAACATTGTGAAAGTGTCCTGGGTCCGTAATGGTATGGGCGTGTGAAGGTAGTTCAAAAACTGTTAATGTATGTGCATCGGTTGCAGTTCTTGCAAAGACTGTTGAGAATGGAAGCGTACCGCCTGAACTAGCAGCGCCAGACACGACTCGCAATGCTTTGTCATTATGTACAACATCCTTAGTCCAACCAACCGGAGCATTAGTCTGCTGGAACAGCATCTTTGTTCCAGCAGGAAAGAACCTATTATCAAATCCACCACGGAAACCGGCAGCAGTAATAGCTCTTTCCGTATCGATACCAGCCTGAACCTCTGCAACGGTCGCAAGCTCTACAACACCACGCTCTGTCTCAGTAGCAGGATTGCCATCTGCTCGAAAGAATGCGATTTCACGCCATTGACCAGAAGCATTTGATGTAAGGATTTGTACATCACCAGCCCTCATGGTACGATTCGCACCACCAAGCAAAATCAGTGTCGTAGCATTGTGAGTCACAATCGCTGCGCCAGTGTAGCGTAGCATTTTATACTTGTTCGCAACAGTCCCAAAACTTGTGATTGTAGCCGAGCCTGTAATCGCTAATCTTGATGGCGTCTCTGCACCAATGTCCGTCGTAGATGCAGAAGCAATAGAACCTTCCGCATTCTCATTAAATCCTGCTTGAATTGAAGTTAAATCGATCAGGACGGCCCACTTACCATTGCCTAGATCGGTATTGAAAACAGTTGAGACGTGAGAAATAACAGCAACAGCGTAACGCTGATTATCGATAACAAAATCGCCCTTGATGTACGATGTTGCGGTAGCCCACGTGCCACGAAACTGTGGGATGGTAACAATAGCGTTCCAAAAAGTTGGATTAGCACCTCTGAACGTTGTGAACGTAACAGGCGTAGATGGACTAGTGTGATTAATAGCGCACACATAAAGCTGACCATCAATATCATCGAGAGCAATATCACCAACAAAGTACTCATGATCGTTCTCCCATAAAGCTGCACCGGCTGCGAATAGTGCTTCGTAGATGGCTTGATCCACCTGACGAAGTGATGTTTCCAATTCATCATGCCAAGGCTCCTGCTCAAAGTCAGGAATTGGAATTCGGAAGTGTGCAGAATATTGGGTCATGGTGTATGACTCACAATCATCGTTGACGGCTGCCGCGAGCGTAAACAAACTTTTGGCTGATTAACTCAAGTGGTTTACGTACTGATCCGGTATAGATACACTTTAGAGTCTTGAACTTTACTGGAACATTCCAAAGACGCGGGTCGTCACTTCTACGACCACCGCCGTAAGGACCAGCGTCATAACCGAAACCAGGAGCATCATTACCAATAAAGTTAACAGTAACCGCTGGGTCATACTGTATAACTCCATCAACATCCTTGTATAGATTATCTACATAGACTTTGAGCGTGAACTCTCCGGTTCCCTTTGAACCAACTGATGCAAATCTTAAAATCTTGGTTTGTGTTGGGTCCTTACTATCTAGCCAAGGTAGTTCCATTTCAAACGTAATCGCTTCGCCTTCATATTCTTCCCACTTTGGGTTCAGTACTTGATCGGCCCTATCCTGAGCGAATGAAACTGAACCGCTGACATTGTTACCAATAGCAACCCAACTCGAATTGCTAGGAACATCTCGTAAAACAGCTCCAACACTATAAGCGGTAACAGGCGCCCAATTGCCGTCACGATCATTAAGTCTATCTGATGCATAATTCTCACCAGGATACGCGCCATTACCATACTGAAAGATACGGGTTCCAATAGAATAGAACACACGCCCTAGAAACGACGTACACGCTGCAATCATTCCCTGACCTGAGAACGTTGACCAACTTCGATAACGCAAACGATCATTAAAACTATACACGAACGATGGACCAGACGGAACAGACAAGATCAAATCGTGCGCCAACGAATCATAAACCATAAAACAACCAAGCCTAATCTGGTCATCTGTCAAAACAGCAATTGTAGCGCGATAAAATGGTTCGATCTTTTCACTGAGAGCCAACGTATCTAGATTACCGAATAGGTTACGAGAGGCACTCGCCAAACCATCAAGACCAGCAAACAGCATATCGTTCTCTACTTGCTTAATACATCGGTGACCAAGAATACCAAAATCTGGCATCGAATCAGGAAATGCTGGAACATGCTCAGGAGTAGTTTCGGTATTATACACACCAAGCTGAACGACGAGCGACTGACCGAGAAAGAATACGATCAGGAATGTACGAAATCCTGCGATGCCGCGAATCTCGGCAGCACCCTCTGGAGCATACGCGCCTACGTCAATACTAATTGAATCATTCGGAGCGGGATCACCAGGAAATGTTCCAGCGGTACTTTTTGCAGATATATAAATCGTATTCGGTAGACCGGCTATGCCTGCAACACAATGATAGTTTGACACAACACAACCGTACTTGCCTATTGGCGTATTAGTATTACTACCGCTCCCCAAGTCCTGTAAGTATGTCACGACTAAATTTGCACTGATCGTAACCGGTTTATCTATTCCATTGTGAACGATAAGTTGATTCCTGAACGGGATGAAATCGACATTGGTGATGCCTCCGGACCAACCTGATGGAGAACCAGGAAGAAGCGCAGCAATAGCACTATTCCAGATAACGACACTGACTCCATCGTTATCTGTCGCACATATCTGTCCCGTTGTTGTGACTGAAATGATGGTGTTCGCGAAATACTCCATGTCAACAATCGTACCAGTAACGGTATCTGATACATCCTCAAACCAATTCGAGCCATAACGCACCTTCTGGCCACCAGCTGGTGTGCGCCGCATATTATTCAGCGCGACTTGATCGGAAGGACTCATAAGAATATCGTTCTCGACTGCGTTCAAGCCGCCAGGAAAACCACGAACAATAAGCGGCAGAAGCTTGCTTGGCTTATTCGCTTTAATTTCAACTGAAAGTAGATCGCGTCCCATGCTGTGCGACTCACACTTCTTGCCATTCAGTAGGAACACCAGAAGATGGATCGATCGCTTTTGGAATGCGAGACAGCGCATTCTTAATGTCACTAAACTTGTCGTTCATCATAGCCTTTACGACGTTGGCAGCATTAGCATTCAGATCATCACCAATGAGTGTCATGAATGCCGTTGCATACGATAGTAACGCTCGATCCAGATACCACACATCTTCCCAATCCCATTGTGCCGCTGGAGGTACAAGTGGATACAACAACGCCTGAATATTAACAAAGCCAGTAGCCGTCACAGGATAGAACTGTAATCTACGCAATGCATAGTTAGCGTCTGTCACATGTAGACTAGACCAGTATCGAAGACGCGTACCACCACTTGTGATCGCAGACGAATACGGATTAGCATCACGCGACCACATAGGAATAGGCTCAGACTCTGCATCTCGACAGACTTTGATAAAGTCCTCAAAGTCCCTAACCTGACCAAATGCGTCCGTGGTCACCACGCCAAGGATACCATCAAGTTGTAGTCGATACCACTTGCGGTATTGGTGCCACGGATACTTCTTGAACAGCATATCGAACGCCCGAATGGCATTGCTGCGCATCCGGTCGTCCCCGTACATCTGAACACCGGAACCGGCCACTTCACCGACCAGTTCCAGTGCGTCGTCTACTACTTGGCGAACAGTAGCTGACATGTGTATGACTCACACACTATGCGAAGAAGTGTCTGATGCCGTGCAGTCCACCATTGCCTGCGGCATTCACGGAGTTGTCACCTTCAAGTCCGAGAATGGTCTCCATTACGCCATCGAGCGTCGTTGGCGCATAAGTTCCACGAGGATCGCCAGTGGTCAACGATTGGGGATCGACCAATACAGGCTTGACCCATTTGGCGAAGATGCCAGCCGGATCAATGAACACGGGCGGAGTTCCTTCCTTCGCCCATCCGATGTTGCACTTGTACGGAAGGCCGAGGATACCAGTTGTACCGATGGAGAACGTCACGGCATTGGTTGCCGCCGTAATGATCTTCGCACCAGTAACGCGCTTGATCGCCGCAGCACCGCCAGCAGTCATCGTCGTCGCCGCAGCAGAACCTGTGAACCGCTTCGCAACCGGCTGACCGAGATAATCAACGCCTTGTATCTCGATCACCGGCGCGTTGCCGGGAACACCGCTAAGGTCAACACGCAACACACGACCATACGGACTGTCCGTCGTAAGATTGAGCGGAAAGAACGTAAGGGCTACCGCATTTGCGCCGCCAACGTTGGCACTAAGTGCTGTAAGAGAAGCAACAGCAGGCGTTCCAAGAGAGAAGGCCGTCGGCTGCCCATGGACGAGATTCGCAGAGTATCCCATCGCTGGCACATAGTTATTGGTGCCAGTCAATCCGGCAAACAGTCGCTCTTTAGCAGACATTTGACTGATCCTCCGTTAAGTTGCGAAAATCAAACCGCCGTACCAGGGGCAGCCGGCTGCGATGCCAACTGCTCCGGCATGACCACTCGTCCCGTTCGGGCTGTAGCCATAGCGATGACTTGATTCTCAAGGGCCTCGAACGCGGTGTCGCGTTCGTTTTGGTCTTGTGCGGCGATCAGCTTGCCGATTGGGCTGTTTGGGTCTTCCAAACCTTGTAAGTTGATCATCCGAGGGCGAACGTGAAGCTTGTACCGCTTCAATTCCTCCATGTTCTTGAAACGAAGAACGTGCCCACGCGGAAAGTAGACGATGTATCCAGCGTCCTGCTTTTGCGTCTTGCGCACGATCTCACGCTTCTTCGTATCGAACGGAGTGATTTCCCGTTCGACTTGTCCATCAAGCTGCCGCACGACATACGACAGTCTCGTGCCACTCATTGCGATTTGAAACACGATGCGATACTCCTAGTTTGTGTGCGACTCGCACATCTAGTTGGTGAGATAGGCGTGCGTCCTATACTGACGCCAGGAACAAAGTTGCCCCTCCCACACAATACGACGACCGGAAGCATCCATGTTCCAAGGTGCGACCAATTGCTTGATGCGCATATTGACACCACGGAGGATGTGGAGCGTGAGAAACTTGTCGTTGACAAAGTACGCGACATTGGCTCCGAGCTTCTCATCGAAAAGCAACGGTGTACCGTTGTGTGTCGTACCGACAATACCAAGGTTCACCAGTTTCTTGCCGGTACCGGATGCATCAAGAGCAATGGTTTGCTTATCGCGAGCCGCTGCCTTGTGCATACGGTAGATATTGCGTCCGGCAAAAATAACACTCGGCTTGGACTCGGCTGAATCGTCCGAAGACGTATCGCCACGATTCAAATCGAGTTCAAGAATGTCGTCGAACGCTTCCTCGATGTTTTCCGGCGACAGCGTACCAGCAAAGTCATACGACGAGGACCGCCACTGCGGTTCCGACGCAAGACTGATGCCACCCACCGAGCCGGTAGTCGGATCGGCCGGAATGAGATTGCCCAACCCATTGGGATCAGTCCCGGCACCAACTGCCGTATGGTAAGTCGCGAACTGACGAGAAATACTCTCGTCGAGCGCCATGATCTTGCCTTTGATGATCTTGAAGATTTGAGCACGACCTTGGTTCTCGTCTTCTTCCTGATCGGAGATGATCAGGGAACCCACGACTCTCGCCATACTGTAAGAAACGGTCGTGAATTCGTTGGTCTGATCGATGGGTACTGTATCATAGTACTGCATCGATGTAACGTTTGGGTTTAACCCGACAATGATCGGATTGGTGATGCTCGGTCCGCCATCCTCGACCACCACGCGCTTCTTGGCGTGGAGATACGCGGAAACGGTGCCCGAAATCGCCGACGCCATGATCAGCTTCGCACGACTGCGAGTGAGCATGGAGTGGATTACGGTATCTAGGGCAGGCATTGATCTCTCCTAGTGGTTGATCCGATTATGACTCACACAACACCGTGCTGGTCCAGAACATCCTTCAAGATATTGTCGTATGTCGCATTTGCTGGAGCAGGACGGTTTCTGTCATCCCCTCTTGGTGGTTGTCCACGACCAATCGGACGTGAAGCACCGCGAGGACTCCCTTTCTGTTGACGGTCGCCGTTTCGCAGCAGGTTCAGTTGAATACGCGCCCAGATTTCACCGAGCGACATTCCCCTAAAATCGGGGTTCTGCAATACCCGTTGGAACACGGGCATATATTTTTGTGCATCCTGATTTTCAGCAAAGAACGATTCTACTTCTTCTTGCGCCCTACGCTCTTGTTCTTGCTGCTGCTGACGCTGCCGTTCAGATTCTTGGGTTTTCTGGTTCTGCTCAGAAATAGGCTGTGTGGCCTTCTGGATTTCCTCTCGGACCAAATCGATCAATGACTTGGCATCTGCACCATTCACACCTTGTATTCCCAATTCAGCTACATTTGTACCACTTGCGGCGGCCCTTGTCAATAGCGCACGCAGAGCCTCAGCGGGCTTTGTTTTTAGATCGTTATACAGCTTTGCAGCCGCTAGCATATCATTCGGCTGTAAATTAAACTGCTTCAACGCTTCACTGTGACTGCGAAGCTGTTGAACTTCTGTATTCAATTGCCGTCCCGCTTCTATGACTTGACGCAATTGATTCTCACGTTGCTGCAAACGGTATGTCAAACCGCCTACCTTCGCTCCCTCTCCACTTTTGAAACCGCGTTGGTAAAGCGCAGCCTCCCGACCTGCTTTGGCTACAACCTGACCGGTATGTGGATCGACCAGATTACCATTACCATCAGGTTGCACTTCCGCACTACGCGCAAACGGTCGAGGCGCCGCCTCCCCTTGCTGTCGCTGCTGTCGTCGATCCGGTGTACGACTCACACTCAGATCGTCGAGTGATTGCCTTTCTCTATGGTCCGGTGCACCATCATCGCTACCATCCTGACCATCGTCAGAACCGGATTCCAGATCATCACCAAGATCGCCAGCACCAATTTCGTCGTTATCAAGCCCTAGGTTGTCGAACACCATTTGTCGGTTGTCGCTGTTGCTGTCCTGCTGCCTGTCGTTGGGTGCCATTGTTCACCTGCTCCTGTATAAATGTTAAGATTTCCTGATCCGAAGCCCCTTGCTGCTTCATCTGAACAACTTGGGCCTTTATTTCCTCTGGTAGCTGTTGCGCTGCTTGTTGTAAATCTTGTCCTCCACCGCCACCACCAGAACCATCACTCACGCCTCTAGACAGATTGGCCTGTATCTCTTGATCTATCGCGGCCCAATCCTCTTTTCTCATTACGATTTCGGTAAACGCTTGCTGTAACACCTTGAGCATGATCCTGAGAGTTGATCCAGGAGCTGCTTTGGCGAATTGTCCCACAGCTTGCGTTAACTCGATCGCTTCCTTCTTCTTAAAGGCACTATTCGGTTTCTCCATGCTCCCAGCAACAAGTTGTACCGAGTACTGAGAATTGAATTCTTGAACAGTCATATTCCTAAAGCCCTGCGCAAGCACAGGACCAATAAGACCTGCTACCTCTTCCACTGACATATTCTTGACACATAGTTCTGCAAGTGCTTGCGCAATATCACCAACTGTGTCTTCGACCACATCGACTTTAGCGCCTACACTCAATCTCATAGCTTCCTGATATGTATTGACAGCAGATGTATTCGTATTCGTCTTGAATTGAACACCACGAAGCGCATCACTAGTATTCGTCAAGCGATTGATAGCCTCCATTTCGGTCTGCTTATTGAACAACTGTTCGTATTCAAGAGAAGGTGGAGCAAACGCTTGGATCATGTCAGAAATCTTCTGCTCTCCAGCACGAACACCTAATATCTTCTTATTCCATTGCCCATCACCACGCAACGTCTTTAGGAATTGCTCAACCTCCGTCTCGTCTACCTTATCTGAATTGTAGAAAAAGAAGTCGAATACGGATCGCCTGATCTTATTGATCTGACGATTAATATCATTGATGTTATCCTGCTGATCGAGATAGTATGCCGTTTCGCCAACAGAGATAGTCCCACCAGTACTGAATGCAAAACTAATCAAGAAGTATGGAAAGAACCTACTTAAGCCGAGAGGATCATCCCACACCCAAAGCGGCCAAGTCCAATCATCCTTATGAAACAGCATAACACGACGCATTGCTGCGTCCCACACGTAATAGCATTGCGTATAATACAAATTCAGGTACGCACGACGTTGTTCGTCTGTATGACTCACAACCTCCGTGACCGACGGTTCAGCTGCCTCCAAAACAAAGCCAAGATTATTATCGCGATTACCTCCCTCAGCGAACTTCGCCTTGTGCGTCGGCTTGTAGACAAGCACCCGAGTCTCATTGTCTTCCTCATCTTCTGGATTCTCTTTCGTGTATCTCGCCATCAATGATGCTGTGCTAATATAAACTTCTTCGATCATCCACTGCGCATCCATTCCATCTGCGCTTTCAGCGTATGGATCGATTGTCAAACAGTGTGGAAGTACCACATTTAACTGTGGACCGCTAGCTTGCAGCACTTCCATATTTTGTTCGAGTGCCTCAAGCTGTCCATACAGATGTTCAACTTTATCCAAATCCTTAGCCTTCCCGAGTTCATCGGTAAGCTGTGACATCTGTTGCAGTGCCATCTCACGCGAGTCGTCTTTCTGTGTGTAGTCCAGCTTCAACAGACCAGTATTCGTAAGCAGACCTAATCCAGCAGCACGCTTGATTTTCGGCTTGGCGTTAATTCCAGGAGCCGATTTCCTCCTAAAAACAGTATTGAGTAGCGATTGCATGGCATCGCAAAGAGGTTGATCCCCTTTATCAGTTGTCGAACATGTAATGTTTGGGTCTTTACCATAGACCGCAGGCAGCATCACGTTCATATTACTGAAAACAATATTCTCAGTACCATCACCACGCTTGAACATACCGCGCGGTGACTCTAAATCTTTCGATTGATTATTATTATAGTATCTGAAAACGTCATCATGAACTTTACGCACTTCCTCCATGGCTTTGGTTGCGGCCTCGAATTTCTTCTGCCACATTTTGCCAACAGAGCGACTGATCGCAATTCTACTACCCTCAAAAATCTGATATAGTGGTTGCGGCTTCTTTTTTGCTGCCAATTCATCGACAGCCTCTGGAACCTCAAAAACGTCGGTGTCATCGTCTGCCATTGGTTCATTCCTTCGCTTTTTCTTCTGCTAACCGTTCATCATGTACCTCTTGACGACCGGCAGCACGTTCTCTCTCACCAGTAACTTTCAACAACTCGTCCAATCGACTGTTTGTATTAGAATGCTGCTCGTCTTGTTTCTTCTCAATGCTCTCCAGTTTGCTCTCCGCTGCAATTATTGTTGGTTGAAGGGCTTGAACCTTATGACTTGCCCTAAGTGATATAATAGCACCAACAATAGCAACAATCATACTACCGAAAGCTGCTAAAAGTGTCGCATAGGCTGTTATTACATCTGCGCTCATAGTTCATAGTCCCTTGAAGCAAGCTTGAATGGCTGCCCTTTCTTGTGGAGTTAGGCACCTTCTCGCCTGGCGTTTCTGATCAGGTGTGTAACCCTCATATATGTACGAGTACGCCCTTATCAAGAAGCACGGAGCACCTACACCACGTCGAACATACTCGCAAGAAATTGGCGGCGCTTTTCTCGGCGCCGCATTGACTGTATGACTCGCACAGAGAGCGAGCAAGATCACAAACCACTTCATGACTACCTCGAAGAGGCTACAACGATCGGAGATGTACCCTTCACGATTGCACTGGCGGCCTGTACAGAATCCTTACTGGTCGATACAGGCGAAATCTCAATTTTCGTGACTTCTGGCACAGCAGAAGCAGCGGCTACAAGACCAGTCTTGGTCTTGGCAATCACTCCCCAAGCAAGCATGATAAGAGAAGCGACGACACCTACCACTGCCTCCGTATTGAACATCGATAGGAGTCCAGAAATGTCCCATCCCTTCGCAGTTCCCCAGCCAATAAAACCACCGCCAAAAGTCGCGATCACCCACCGAATGGCTGACTTGATTTGTTCGACATTAGGAGTAATCATATCACGTCTCCCGCGTTAGAGTGAACTTTTCCATCTGCGAGATCACACGAATCATGACCGCACAGCCGATCTGCGTATCCCACGCAGTAGAACTCCATTGACCGTCGGCTATGTACTTACCTGGTCTTTGGATACTCGTTGCCCCCCACACATAGGGACTAGGAATCTTATTATGATAGTTCCAATACCCCCAACCGTTATAATTTTCGCAATAATATAGAATTTTCTCAAGACGCCAATCGATAATTCTATTATACCCTTTCAATACAACCAACGCATCACGAGCACCAGCCTCCCACGTCGCAAATGGTCCTCGTCCTGCCGGCACATGTGTACTGACTCTATTCAGTGGATCACCTTGAGCAAGCTGTGTTGTAAAATTCAGTGACGATTCCCGCATATGTAAACAACCAATCATATACCACGGAACACCTGTACCTCTTTGCGCGGCTTCATAGCGCGATTTATGACTCACAATCTTTTTACACGCCGAAATCACTCTAGGCGCATTCGAATGAGACAGTGACATGGTGTTCCAATACCTTGCGTATATTGGCCACATCGATCTGTAAGTTGGTACAGCCATTTTGTTACACTCTTGGTAAACTGATACCTTCGGATGTTTCAGCCATCGCTCGCAAATCAGATGCATAGTCCTCAGCCTTAGGCGCCATCTCTAAAGCAAACGCTGCACTTTCAAGAACCTCTGACGCCCACTGTACACGCAAGGCGAGGCCCATCTTGTACGGTCCCCATCGCACAACCTCCCACTGCGGAAGTTGTACTTCGAAAGTCTTTAGACTAAGCGGCAATCTCGGTCTCGAATCAAGCGCATCCTCAATCTGATCAGCGGCTGCACGCAAAGCGATAGCTACGGATCGCAATTCACGAATCGCAGAATTAACAGCCTCTCGTATCAAGACCTTTTGCATGACTCACACACCTATCGACTTACGGTAATCCTTCACTTCCATTTCATGCCACAACAAATACGGCTTAGGGCGTTCATCCGTAGGCAAAACTATCTTGCTTGCATCTGGAAGATGTGACAACATATACTTTGTTGCATTCATTGCGTGATCATTGTGATCCGTAGGCTCGTCAATAGCTATTCCAAGCGGATTTTTCTTCCAATAATAACTTCCAATCTCGTCTTCAAACCATCCAAGATCATTCACAACATACAAAAGCGGTCCAGGAGCTTTTCCGGTCACTATATGAGGCACTTTTGGATGCTCACTAAGATATGAATTCACCTTTGCAATACCTGCAAGTACATCATTACCTCCAGGCTCCATAAAAATGCCCAATTTATTCATCAATTCGGCAACTGATGTTCCACCTTTATATTGGGCAACTACTTGTTTCCTGAAAATCGCTGGATCAGCGATAATACGCCTCTTAATTTCAAGCCTTCCGATATACCTGTTCCTAATTTCACGAATAGCACTAGGCTGAACGCTGTAATCGAACTCAGCACTATAAAAACCATCAAGAATAACCACGCGACCGTGATCATCAACAAACCCAAGCATATAACAAGAAGGGGAAACAACACCGAAATCATAGCTCTCGATAGCCCTGACCTTAACATGACGTGCAAGGCAATCATTGAGATGATCCTCCGCTTGCTTTCGAGATATTCCGTGTACGCGAGCATCAAAGTGTGGATGCACTAGTCCTTCAAAAGCAACCCACTTACCTTCAAGGAACCTCTCTCGCATTTGTCCCTTGTATGCGGCCTCCATAGTCTTAATAAAATCTGGTGCCAAATTCTCTGCGTTCTCCCTAGTCGGTCCCTGGAATACATCCAGCATTGGTTCTTTCGTATCAGGATCGACAATCAGATCAGGCAAGAATATGCCATGCTCTTTCCATTGAATATACGGCCACACAACTTTCTTATAAATCCACGTCCTGCTTGGATTAAGTGTGATCATGAAAAACCGCGGCCCTGTATCGGGCATGGTTTCATCATCACCTTGATATGCTGCATCGCCTCTTAACCTACCCAACAAATCTAAAAAGTCCTTGTACCCAATTCCTGGGTCTTCAATTTGATCCACAATAATCCAATCGTATACAGCACTGAGCAAATTACTTGTCGTGCTACCATCCTCCTGATTCTTTCCTCTCTGCGCAATGTACCTAAAATGTATAGTTGTTCCATTAATCAAATGCATCGAATTGTCTTCCTGCGTAGGCCACTTCTTGACCCAATCAGGGGGCGTCCACTTATAAAACTCTTTCCTGATAGTATCATTCAGTTTTGGATACGTCTCTCGTGCAACCAATCCAGAACTGTACGGATAATCTTTCGCGATCTGCAATCCCTTGATAACAACGCTTGTGGTCTTTCCATTACCGAACCCTCCAGCAAATATCTGGATTTTCTGGCGGCTCTTATTGAACCGCCATTGGGTCGTACCCTTTCTTAGTTTATAATCTTTCATGCTGTATGACTCACACGCGATGTGCGCCCCTTATGCTTCTACTGCGATTCTCCGGCGCAACTTCTTCGTACACAACAGGATCATCATTTCGTCGCAATAAGTCTTCAATAAATCTTTGCCTGAGCATTTCTTCGGGCGAGGTTCCTTGAAACCTTTGATCGAAACTGGCCGAACCTTCTGGTATAAATCCTTCCGAAGACTCCTGTGCACCGAATTCCTCGTTCATTATCTGATCGAGGTAATCTTCAAGACCACTTCTTGGCCTAATGTCTGGCATCGTCTTTACTCCGTTGCCAATTCAGACAGCAATGCCCAATTGGTGGACAGTGGACCAGTTGCCATATACTGTTGACCTGTATCCAGGGCGCGGACAATCTCACCAGGATAGCCTGGAGTCAACGCCATGACCGCCGCAGTATTCGCAGCGGTTCTGTTCGCTGAACTGTACTTTCGATCTGTAGGATTGACCAAGCTTTTATCTGCGACAACTGCCATCGTCATCTCCTATTTGTGAGCAGTTTAACGTCATGCTCAGGACGGCTCAGCAGGCAGCTTCAAATACCAAACGCTGGTCGCTTACGCCTCTTCGGTGGTTTCTCTGGTCTTCGCTCTATACCTGCTTCCTTTAGAGCGATAGCGATCGCTTGATCCCTACTGTCAACCGTTGGACCCTCGGAAGAACCGCTATGAAGGTTGCCACGTTTGTATTTTCCCATGACTTCCTTAACGGTTTCACGACCGCCACCCTTTGGCATATCACACCTCGTCGAGGTGATAACCAGCGGTTCGCAACTGCTCGGCACGTTCAGCCGAAAGTGACAGCTCGTCACCAACCTGACGCATCACTCCATCGATTTCTTGTGCGGCAACTGCTACCTTATAGTTGCGTAGCTCCGCTTTGTCTTCCTCGGCGACGCCCTTCTGATCTTCACCAGCGGCCTCTACAAATTCTTCCAGAGCGTCGCTGTCGTTGTCATCCTTCGCACGATTTTTTCGCTTACTGGCCATTATGTCCTCCTATTGTATGACTCACATCGACCTGGGTTTCGCCTTCTAAAACCGTGATGCGCAACTCGTGTTTGCCCATCGCCGCTTTAGTACTCTGTTCTTTCGCAGTAAAGCCACCGCGATTGAGAATATCTATATTCGCTTTCAAGCGATTATTTTCTTTCTTTCCAGCGACAGCAATATCATAGACACCATCCAAAGCTGTATGACTGTACGCTGCCAATCTAGAAGTAATCAAATCGCTATTCATATTAACAAATTCGTTACAAACAATTTCAAAACATTGACCATATGCCGCATGTTTCTTGATGATTCCAACGTTAGCCGTACTGATATTCAGTGCTATCGCAATCTCCTTATCTGGAACACCTAAAAGTGTATACAATAAAACACAAGCCACACCATTGAGAGTACCAGCATCAGCAGGCAATTCTCTCAACGTTCTCTTTCTGGTAGCTCGGTACTCTCTCGGTTTGAGTTTGTATCTCTCAGCCGCGGTCTGTTTATAGCCTTCCGGCTCAATGACCTGACCATCATCAGCTACCAACGGGTCACCAGGACGGGGCAAGAATGCCCTCGTCCCGGTGCCGTTCTTGGACTTTTTGCGAGCTTTAGCCATCGGGAGGTTGACCTCGCGTCTCAGTCCAAAAAACTGTACGACTCACACAGACTTTTCCGAAGGATTTTCGTTCATGACCGCTTCGCGTTGCTTGCAAAGCTCATCGATTTGCTTCTGAATCGCAGCGATACGGTCCTCGCGAGAGCCTGACGGCGCCTGGTTTTCTTCATGAACAGGTGTCTTAGCCATAATTTTCTCCGTTGTTTTCTTAAATCTCTCAACGTGTGCCGAGAGGATTCAAGTCCTTGTTAGCTGGCGGTGTAGCACCGAACGAAGTACGAGTTGCTAGCGTCAGAAAATCAGCATTCAACTCGGTCACATCAGCAGCAGTTGAAGCTCTGTTGATGATTGATTCTTGCTCGATAATTCGAACGCCACCAAGTTCCTCAGCGGCTTGCACTCTGCCTCTGGTCTTCAATGCAGTCGAACCAGCGACTACACCATCCAATGTCTCCAGCAACTCCCGCTGATCGAGCAGTCCTTTCACTCCAAATGCTTGAGCAATTTCACGGCGCCGTGGACCTTTTCCACTGACTTGCGTCAAACTTCCAACGCCATTTGCCGGCCAGAAACCACCTTTGACTGTCGCAGTTGCACCGACTGTCATGTTGTTCTCCTATGTGAGTCACACAGCGAATTCTTTGTGCGAGTCGTACAGTTCGCCGCACTGTAGTCCTATATTATGTTGGTGTCAACCCCTCTTTTTGGCGATGCTATCAACCCTGTATTACTATGTATGAGTTATCCACAGGCTGGATTTTAGTCTCTTGACAAGGTTCCTATTATGTGGTATCTTTCTTTCATACAGCAGCATTCTGATAGCGTCGCACAAACGTCTATTGACATACATAGTAACACAATATATACTACATACCGTTACGCTTTCCTTCCCGTAACGACTCGTCTTAACTGGCTCCGCTCATCACGGGGCCTTTTTTTTATGCGCGGAGCGCATCCTTACGCGACTATTTCTGCTGTGTGAGTCATACAGCACCCGCTGGTAGTTCCAAATCCCATTCTTTTCTACCTCGTCAGCAGTCGCCTCTATTCATCGCCGAAGGCACGGAATAGAGGCGACCTTGTTTCGCCTCTACCTCTACTCTTATTTCTGTTTGTACGACTCACAATCCTATGGCTCGCGTTCCATCCAGGCGAGTTCCTCGCGATTCCATCAGGACCAATACCAACAACGACATAGGCTTGCCAAGGCTGCGCCCCAAGGATAAGTACAGGGGGCATGTACACAATTTTAGATTGTGGGGGGAGTACGGGGGGACTGTATATAGGGTGACTAGAGATACAGCATAACTAGAGATACAGCGCGCATAGAGCACGGACGGAAGGCACGAACAGTTAGTGTGTAGACACGAATAAGTTGCAACATGAGTTGCAATACAGCGAGCCTGTGGCGACACGGACAATGTATACAGTGAGCATTGATAAGTGTGCGAGTCATACAGAAGATTGATTAAGAAAATAAACACAATCGAAGCCGCTACGCGGCGCCTTGACTTGTAATCATACAGTTAGATGATATATCCGATAGCTGTATGATAACAGGATATAGTAAGTGTGTATGATGACCCGGCTATAGAGCGGCTATATTCCGTGCCTGCGGCGAAGGAATATAGTCGCGACATGGGATCGCGTGCGCTGGCAAAACATAGGCGAAATGTCAAGAGAAATATATTTGCTGTGCAAGTCATACAGCGGGTTGACATGGATATGGGGAAATGTATTTTGGAATGCATGAAAGGAAATCGCATGGATTGACGGCTGGCGCCACAAGGCGCGCGCTACGGCGCATGGGGCTTCCTGCTCTTCGCGGTGACCGGAATACCGGCTCGCGTCCAAAGCAGGGTAATACCCAAAAGACCTGTTAACCGAGCAGGCAAAACCTAGATAACCGTGTGCGGACCATGCCGTGTCCTTTGTGACCAGCCATCACCGCGAAAGGTCTAGGTAAGAGAAAGAGCATATTTTATTCATTGCGCGATCATTTGAAAGATCGCGCGTTTGCCAATTTGGCAAAGCGAAAGGAAGGCACAATGACAAACGAGGACGAAAGAAAAGCGCATGAACTCGCGAAATACGAACGCGATGCAATGCGCGGCAAGGCGCGGCCGTTACCGCATGGATGGTACCGGCTTTGCGAAAGTTGCGGCACATACCACCCGTTTCGCGTCGATTGTCCTAAGACGAAAAAGAGGCGACGCAAATGAAAATGCACAAGAGCATAACAGTGGATCGGGTTTGTGAAGCTGTACAACGTGAAACGTGTTCGCTCGATAATCCTGGCTTTTGCGTCGCGTGTGGCGAAGAACAAGAGGGATGCGAGCCCGACGCGCAACGATACAAGTGTGAAGCATGTGGCAAAAAAGCGGTATATGGTGCCGCTGAATTGCTCATGTATTTGGCCTAATGGTGCGGCGATGCGCGATATATACGTTGTCCACGCGATACCGCACGAAAGGAACGCGCGACAATACACTGAGGCGCGTTTCGAGTATCAAGCATTCGACAAGGCGTTCAAGACCTGGAAAACGTATGTGATAGGCGGACATAGAGCCGCAATTTTCCACTGGTCTGCCGATGGCGCGTGCTTGAGGCTGTACGCTACTGCGGACTATGGTAACAGAATGAAGGATCACGGATGATTGCTAGGCGTTGTCAGAGAACGCCTAGCGTTAGGCAATTTGCCCGAGCCGCAATCAAGCGGCTTGATTATCGGAAGGATAAGACAATGCAGCGTTTTCTTATGGTCTTGACTATGGTGCTGGCTGGCATGGCGCATGGAGCCGCGCTCGCACAGACTCCTGTTGACTATCGCACTGCCCTAAAGGCTTGCGGTGTCGAATGGCGTGCCAGTGAGTCGCGCAAGACCGTTGAGAAGGGTCAGGGCATGGTCGCGTGGCAGACCTTTCGCAAGGAATGCATCGCCAAGTCTGGTTATGTGTCTAAGCGGAACCGTGGCTAGTCTTGCGATACTGAGAGAAATTGCCAAGGCCGCATGTTGCGGTCTTGGCGTTTGTCAATTTGCTAGCGAAAAAGATAACAAAAACAAGCTATTGACTAGGGTGTGGCGTTCTGGTAACACTGTGTTGCACTGTCGGTTGTGTGTGAGTCACACAATCGATTAGGCGACATACCGTTGCCTAACTAGCGTGAAAGGAAAACGTAATGGCAAAGAATGCGAAACCGGTTGCTCCGGTAACACCAGCGCCCAAGGCGAAAGCCAAGGGAACGACAGACGAAGGTGAAAGCTTGGGAACGGCTCTTGCGGTTCCTAAGATCAATGCCAAGGCCATGTCAAAAGACATTGGCGTTGCGTTAATCCGGGAGCTTGCCGCGACCGATGCGGACACGGATAAAGGCAAGGCCATGTTGGCCGCGGCTGCATCTAAGCGGTATGACTTGCAAAGCAAATTGACGATGGCAATCGTCAAAGCCGCGACTAATGAAGCGTCAATCAACTTATCGCACGCTTTTAGCGATGACAAAAAGGCGCAAGGCTTGCTGAATAATCAGCTCGGCATTGCCTTAGGGTATCGCGAAACTGCAATGTTGCCAAATGGGAAGGCTACAGTGCAGTACGTGAAAGATGTTTACCCTTACTTTCCGGCACCCGGCGAGGATCGTGATACGGTGGAATATAAGAAAAAGCAAACCACGCGTAGCGGTTTCCTACACCGTCTCAAGCAATGTTGCATGGTCGCCAATGGCATCATTGCCGATAAGACCAAAGCGGAAATTGATAAGACCAGCGGCGTTCTTCGCCTGACTGGTCCGGCGGTCAAAAAGCAATTCGGAACCAGTTCCGTGTTGTTGAACGAAAAGCAGACGGTGAAGGATAGCAAGGGAACCGAAACCAAGCTTACCGAAAAGCCGTCCTTTACCGCCATTGCCGCACGTGCTGCCGAAGCGCATGGCAAGGTTATCAATCGGGTCAGTAATACGCGTGGTGCTGGTCCTGGTGGTTTCCAAGGTGCATCGCCGGAAAAGGTTGTCATTGCTGGCGCTGATGCGATGATCGCCGCGTTGGCGAAAATCAAAGATGTGACGGACGCGATGAAAGATAAGTTGCGTGCGTTGGTTACCGCTTGCAACGCAAAGCTTGCGTAACATGGCGCGGGGCTGTATGAGTCATACAGCCCCGCACCACAATTGGAGGGTGTAAAAATGAATAAGTGTCCATTGTGCGGACAACCGGAAGGTAAATGCTATTGGGCTTGCTCTGAGACCTATTCAGAACAGGAACAACCGAAATTGCCAGAATATCCAAGTGAAGAATATGAGGATTTTTACTGGCAACGGTACTAGTGGCTTGTGCCCGAAAGGGCATAAGTCAACATAGGCGGTTCAGGACGGTTCATGTGCGAGTCATACAGCGGTCCACACGTCCCACCTGTACCGGCCTACAGCCCACTATGGCGGTTGGAACCAGGGTTCACCACGGTACAGTCGGCAGGGCATGGTAGGCTAAACCCTGCCGCCATCGGTTCAGGACGGTTCCTGTGCGAGTCATACGATAGGAGAAACAAATGACAATTAATAGCGGTTTGAACGGCAGGGCAGTACGTGCGCTTGTTGAATTGGGTAAGATCAGGAATGAGAATGAATTGCTGCGTAGTATTATTGTTGATGTATTGGATGCACTGCGACACAAGTATTCGCATGAAACGATTGCAGATGCACTTGAAGATGCTGTAACAAATCTAGATACAGTAAGCACTTGACAATGGTTATCGAATGTGTTAGCTTACCTATTCACAAAGCGGGAGAGCGAAGATGCCAACGGTATCAAAATGTATAGTCGAGTTGCGGCCATACCCCTGGTGGCAGCGTTTTCGCGTCGCCTACGAAGTTATAATTTTCGGCCGAGTTGAGTTTTGGGGAGAGATCACAAACGTCAAATGCGAGCCGTGACATTTCGAGAGTACTGAACCTGCGTCTGGAAATGAACTGTGCGAGTCATACAAGCAATAGGAGGATACGATGAAACTTAGTCAAGTGAAAAAGGGCGACGTTCTCATTTCCGATGGTGGATTTACATGTATTAAAGTTGGCCAACGACTCTTAGTCCGTGAGAGCGAAGATGGTCTGTGGGTCACTTGTGCGTGTGGTAGGCATTACCTGACTGGTCAGATTTCATTCGACGATCCTGACCAACTTGTTGGGCTGCGTAAAGCTGAGTAGGAGGGCAGAATGAGTATTGTTACTTGGATAGTCGGCAGACTGTCTGTCGCAGAGACAGATAGAGAAGTGGTTCGTGAGTTCTGGAATAGGTTCAAACACGTTCGAGGTCGTGAGTGGAAGACGTTGCGTCATGCAACGTATCGTGAAGCGTTGCGAGTACATCATGACAATCAAGACTTATATCGAAAGGTAATGGGAGGCAACATATGAAACCGGTTGGCGAACATGCGGAACAGCGTAGGATCAGAGAGCGTGCAATCGCACGGAGAAAGAAGGAACTTGGATACAAGTTGAAGTTGATTGCGGATGAATTGTGTGAGTCGCACAGTGCAGCATCACACAATGAATTAATTGAATACGGTCTTGCTGCGTTGTTGAATTGTATGCGTAGGCCGACATTGACATCTGGTAAGTGTGAAGCACTGGCGCAACATTTCAAAGATTGTCCATACAGAGAGGAATATCTTAACGAGGTACAAGTTGATGGACATATGATTATGCTAGAAGGACGCTTCGACATATTCGAACTTGCGAAACGTATACTTTGGATTGCGGTTGAGGAACAGTATTTGGTAACTGATGATGATGACAGCAGATGGGGATACGATGCAGGTATCGAGATTTCCGCGCGTCTTCTCTCTGAGGTACTATTGACATCTGAAATGACGTTGGAATTCGCGGAATTGATTGTTGCGGCTAGGGCGTTTGTGAATAAAGAAGAAGCGGGAATAAGCAATGGCTGACATTGACACACTGATTGACGAGTTTGGTCTGGATGCAGAGCAGGCAATCAAGCATCTGTTGAAGAAAGGATACTGTTTACAAGATGATCTGTGTTGGCTGAAACCGGAGGTTTATCACATACCTACGGCGAAAGAGATAAGAGCGGTGGACTATCTATGGCAGGTTCACGATTACCAGTTAATGTATTCTGTGGACATAAAGAAGTCGATTAAGCGAATGTGTGAGTTGAAAGACTCGACGTTGTTACAGGCACATGTCAAGTTGGAACACGAAAGGGAAATGGATGAAAAGTTCAACAGCAGGATCAGGAAGGGCAATAGGTCAGGACGACGAGGATGAATGGCGCAGGTTAATGCGCAAGTTGAAAAAACGAAAAGGCGTGTGTAGAAAGCGCAGAAAGGAGGGTATTGACAGACGTTATCGTATGTGTTAGCTTGTATCCCGTAGCGTGAGATTGTGACTCATACAGCAAACCCAAATGGAGGGCACGATGGCTAAGCAAGCGAAGGCGCCGGTTAATGGAATGTCTCTCGGGCGCAATGTGAACGGAGAGATGCAAGGGAATACTCTGGTTTTGCGCATTGATTTGTCTCAACCTGGAACGGAGAGCAAGTCGGGCAAATCAGAAGTTATTGGTTCCACTAATGGGAACGTTGGTGTTCCAGGAACCGATGTGAAGGTCGGCCTCAATGTTTATCGCAGTGTGTGAGTCATACACGCACGCAACATAAGAGTCATACACGGAAGGAACAAAGAAATGAGACAGAACAGATTTTTGATGACGACGACGGCACGAAAGAGGTTGCGAAAGCACGCGACGGTTCGTGCTCCACGGTATCATGCGAAGAAATCCGAGTTCAGGATCATATCCTGTCCGAACGAGATGTGGGTGGTACAGAAGTATCATAAGCCAGACAGAGAGGAATTGGAAAATATTTCTGATCTTCGCACATTCGATCCGTGGCGGTCTTTGTCCAAGCCTACGACGTTCGGAGTGGCGAATGACCGAATGCATATTCTAGCATCAACAGTTTCGGCGACCTGATCCTTCCCTCCCAGGTCGTTGGAAAGGGCGGGTTCAGGGCGGTTCAAGTGTTGCATGCCGCTGTGTGACTCACACAACTGAGCCCGCCCGCTTCTGAGATGATGAAAGGAATGAACCAATGGAAACGAAAAAGGTAGTGAAGAGAAAGAAGCGTATCCGTACTCCGAAGTACGTATACGTGCTACGTAACGGTCACTTTGTTAAGATGCGAGTAACCAAAGTCTTTGCGTTCGCTCTTGAAGAAGTGAAGGAGTAAGATTATGATGCTCAATCCAGAGAAGTATCGTTCTATCGAAGGCGACGTGATTACTCGCGAGAATGTCAACGCGCAACTCGATGATGGACTGATGCTGGTCCGTGCCGGCGGTAACAGGTGGTACAAAATGCGTAGGGGAGGTCAGACTAGAACGTGGAAGAAAAGTCCTGAGCGCATCTACATTCCATACAGGTATAGTTTCAATGGGACCGGTAAAATCGAAGAGAAAGATTTTACTTGGCAGGGTGGTATAACATGACAACGCCGGCATACAGCGCACTGGTGTTGAAAGAGTTGCTTTCAACAGTCAGTAGAATCATCGACAAATCACCAGACGCCACGAACATGGGCAAGATGCTCGCAGAAATGTATGTGTGGGATGAGATCGCTAGGGCAGCAAAAAAGAACAGCGATGGGTATTGGAACGCTGCGGAAAAGAATGGTATCTATAATGCGGCCGACCTTGATCCTGGAACGCATACCCTTGTGGATAGTAAGGGTTTTGCGTTGATTGCGACAGTGACGCAGCCTGTAAAGCGGTTCAATCAGGAGCAATTGGCTAGACTACTCAAGGCATCCAAGTACAAAGTACCGGAACCTGTTACCAAACAGTTCTGTGACGCTTCGAAGATGCCGACAAAGAGCAATGTGATCCTTGCCATTTCTGAACGTGTATGAGTCGTACACAAACGGAGACATACAATGAGCGACAGACAGAAGCAAAGGCGTGTTTCGAACATCAAGGCCATTCTACTGGATGCAGCCGATGTTATCCGCCGTCGTGGGCTGGCGAAGGGCAGCTTTGCCACTCCAGACGGTGTGTGTTTCTTTGGTGCCATCCTCATCGCGCTTGGTACAGATGATGTGGCCATGAAGCGTATTGTAATACCTGCGAAACAGCTGAATAAGGCGGAGACAGTAGCGCATCATGTGGCCTGCTGGATGAAGCTTGCATCATCAGGAATGTCAGCAACAGCGTCGATGGTGAAATGGAATGACGCTGCCGAGCGCACCGTCGAGGATGTAGCCAGCGCGATGGAAGGAACGGCTCTCAATCTCTCGGAAGACGAACTATGACAGCAATCGAGAAAAAGTGGCTTGTGTTCTTGAGCAGTATGGCAAAAGCCATCGATAAAACTCTTAACAATAAGAAGCCCAAAGAATGGGGCTTCTTCGTGGCTGTCTTTCCGTTCGATACAGGACCAGGACGGTTCAACTACATATCGAATGCGGACCGCAAAGATATAGTTGTCCTGTTGAAAGAAATGACAGCAAAGTTCGAAGGACAACCTGATGTGGAAGGTCATGCTTAATCATGACCAAGGAACCAACACTAACATTGGTCAGATCAATCCACGAACTAAGTAGGGATGAATTGGAGAACATCCTGGAGACGCTTCGATTTCGTCGTATGCAAGCCGCGACTGCATTGATCCAAGGAAAGAATGCCAAGCTGGCACATCAGGCAGGCAAGTATGAGGAAAGGATACGACGGAACTACGATATGCTCGCGAAAGAAATTACATCGGTTGATCGTGCGCTTGATAAGGTGGATAAGCGCATCGTTGAAATCGAAACACTTAAACAGAGCATCGGGGTCTTGACAGATCAGATGGTCACACTAGGAGCCGACGACGACGATCAAGATGTATGAGTCACACAGAAAGGGAGATCACAAATGTCTTTGACGTTTAACGAGTTTCAACGGGAACTAACGAAGCATGGCATCGATGGTCCGATCGCCTATATGTTTACGTTGGTCTATGAACGTTTAGCTGAATCTATAAACAACCAAGAGGAAATAGCAAATGCCATTCTTATGTTAACCGAGCAGATGCAGTCATTTGTAAATTTACGTGAAATGGACATGCGTGATTTAGAATTACTCAAGAGAAGAATAGGTATGGTCGGCAAGACGCCGGGTGTTGACGTTCATTCTGTAGCGAATGAGCCAGAGTAATGATTGAGATTTGGTTCCTCTACTTTCTGGTACAGCAACCAGATGGTAGTTTTAGGCGTGAACACGCCGGGGAGTACCAGTCAGAGGTACAGTGTGAAATTGGTGCATACACACAGCTTCCGTTTGCACAGATTTGGCTTGGGTTCGATGTTGGTTGGATATGTGAGAAGAGCAAATCAACATGACTTTTGTTCGTAAATATACGACAACCGTCAAAGACATATCCAGGCGGTCGAAAGCATTGCGCTCTGTCAAGGTCGGTGAGACAATCGCAATGGATGGGTCTAAGTCGCCAGTTTGGGAGATACAGCGTGAGGACTTGGGTTGGTTCGTATTGATGGAGGGCAGTCATGAGATGATCTTTGTTGGAAAAGAAAAGCCCGACGATCTAAAGATTGGGCAAACAATAGAAGTGACACTTAAAGCTGTGTGAGTCGTACACAGGTACATGAATATGAGTCATACACGGAGAAGGAAACATGAACGTGGTTCAAAGGTTACGGGGTAAGCAGGAGGCCAAGGAAATGATCGAGCGTAAGCCATTGGCTCCGGCAGTGCAGCAGCACATCGAGAGCATCGAGCAGATGTATAACCAGTTGGAGAACGCTGAACGTACCATCGATCAATACAAGTCTGCGGTCAATCAAGCAAATGTAGAGATTCGTGCACAGAGACTGGAAATCGACACGCTGCGAGATATGTTCGACAACGAGGTTCGGGTACGTCAACACTATGAACTCCTGGCAGCTGATCTGTCTGTATCATTAGCAAACGTACAGGATCAGATCGCCACGATCTTTAGACGTGTGGATACCAGAAAAGCCGAGGCTCTTAAAGAGCAGGAGAAGAACCTACCGCCTGAGAAAAAAGAAGAGGAACCGGAGGTCCCGAAGTTCCTATTGAAACAGGATAAGTTTACGGATGAGTTAGATGGTAAGTCCGGTTAAAGGGTTCAGGACGGAGGACGGCAACTTCTTCGAGATGGAAGAGGAAGCCGTCCTCCACGAAGCCATACTAAAGCTTGCAGTTGCAGCTTTGGATATGGGAGTTGATCCAGATAAACTCATGAGGATAGTCGATGACTGCGATAAAGAGATCGAGCATTACATCACCGCACGTCGCGCAGCCGGGAAGGCACAGCTTGCCTCTGTTGATTTCGGTGGACAGTTCCACGAAGGAACAACAGAAGAAACTGCGACCGAACTCCAACAGTCGATTGGAGGCGATGGAACGGTGTCCGACGTGGGGGACGGTGAGTTGGCAGAGACAGTGGCCAGTACGGGGAAGGTCGATGGCCCTAGAAGCGGGAGAGTTGATGCACGAAGTGTTTGGGGCAGTGAGGATTTGGCAGCTGTTTCGTATCCAGGACTTGCCACAGCACGCACTGGCGACGGCCAATCGCCTGTTCGGAGCGAAGCGGTGGCAGCAGTGCCTAAAGATGTGTGACTCACACGACGAGTTTGAAAATCTCACAGAGTTGTGCTTCGCAGTCATGGCTACAAGCGGATGGGTCGATGATTCAGGTGATCAAACGAGAACGTTAGGCAACATGCAATCCGCCGCGATCAAGTACTGTGAGGAAAGACTGCGATCAATGAGTAACTGGCCGGTGTATGTGGAGAACAAGGACAATCCTAAGTGCCAGGTCGGGATCGAGCAGCACTTCGATGTGACCCTACGGTTTGAGGATGAAGTTCAAGTTAGGTACATCGGGACCATCGACGGACTAGTGAAAAAGAATGAACGTGATCGGTGGTATCTCGACGAGAACAAGACCAGTGTTCGTTTGGGTGACGGATGGGCCGCGTCGTTTGATATGTCGCACCAAGTAACTGGTTATTGTGCAGCGAGTACGGCTGTGTTTGGATTCCCAGTAATGAAACCTAGAGTGACCGGACTCAAGATCAAGCCGTCTGGTGGTCCAGATGATATTCGTGTGTTGGAGCCAGAGGAAAGGACGGCCTATTCGATCCATAGATGGGGTCAGTGGGTTCGGGAAATGAGTGAAAAATTTGACAGATATGAGAAGGACTGGGAACATGCACCGAGATACACACACTCCTGTCTCAGATACTTCCGTCCCTGTTCATTGTTGCCATTCTGTTGCGATCATCCAGATGGACGAGAAGAAGCGTTCAATAAGCAGATGGTCGCCGCCAGTCCAACACCAAGCGAACGTGGAGTTAGTGAGTCTGGCTAGATGTCCATATTTGTGTTGTATCTTTAGTTGCAGGTGCTGTGGTTGTTGTATGGAAGGAAAATGTGATGCCTAAGGCTCCAGAACTTAAATTAGGCCCGATAACCATAACACACGGTCTCAGTTCGCTCAGTCGTATGGCGATCCTGATGTGGGGACCATCTGGTGTCGGCAAGACAACCTTTGCAGCTACCGCACCCGGAAAGAAACTGTGGCTTTCAATGGGAGATAACGAACATGTTAGTGTGGCGCATAGAGATGATGTCTTGGTTGCTGATTACTCTGGCGTTGGTCACCGCCAGCTATGTGAATTGGGTCAGTCCGACGATCCCTTTGGTTTGGATAGTTTGCTACGCAATAATGTCGGTATTGCGAGCGTTGTTTTGGACAGTGCTACTGCTGTTTCGTACAAGGCATTACAACAGTCTGTTGAGAAAGGAATAGGTAGGAGCGTTGGTTTTCAGCCTACCATGGAGTTTCCTGGTATATCTGCGTATGGCGGAAGGAATGCGATAACGCTACAGATACTTACTGAGGTTCTGAAAGTAACGGCGAGGCACAACGTTCATTGTATCATTACAGCGCATGAGGATGATCCGACATGGATCAAGGACGGCAAATCGGAAGTGATTGACTATATTGGAATGTCTCTTGGTGGAAAGATTGTAAACAATACAGCATGGCGACTAAGTGAGATATGGTTCATGGGTCAGGAATCCACAGCGGAAAAGAAACGGTTCATTGCATTCAGATCGACAAGAAAGCGAAAGCCCATGAAGACCAGAATGTTTACAGATAAGGGATTACCGGAGTTCTATTTGAGCTATGATGCAGATGTGCCGGATAGAGGACAGATGACCATTGCAAGCTTTTATGAGAAGTGGGTCGCCGGTGGTGGAAAGAAGCTGCAACTGCCGGTGAAAAAGAAATGACAACGCTAGTCATAGAGTTCACACGAGTCGTGTGAGTCGCACAGGGACAGTGTGTGATTAGGTGGAAAATCGAGGGCTGACTGTCCAGGCCCAATGAGGTAACACAATGATGGCAGACGAGCCTTTGGGTGTTTTGGAATTGGAAGACAATCTCGCGGATGTAGAGCGCCCGCCGGACATTCCAGCAGGTCGATACATCGGAGAAGTCCAGGACATCCAAATGGGTGTATCCCAAGGGAAGGGAAACCAGTACTATTCGGTTCGGATCGTTATTCCCAACGATCAGATACCAGCGGACCTGCGAGAGCATTACCCGGACGGTGCTACAATGTCGTGGAATCGTCAGATTGTCCCGCAACGGGGTGATCGTCGGGCTTTGTATAACTTGCGTAAGATGATCGAGGCTTTCGGCCTTGACTCAAACACTACGTCTATCGATCCGAATGAGTGGATGGGTAGGCGCGTGAAGTTGCTGGTTGGTCCAGGCAATCTGTACCAGGGCGAGCGTCGAATGGAAATCAAGTCGCTCGAACAGACTGGCGAAGACGAGACTACGCAGACCAGACGCGGTGCTGCGACGCCTCGTGCTGCTGAACCGAAGAAGGCTGCTTCCCGTCGTGGGCGGTAGTTAAGACTGGCGGTGTACGACTCGCACAGTCGTACACCGCCACAACCATAGGAGAGACTCAAGTGGTGTTACCGCAACGGATCACCGTAGACTTGTTCTCGTTTCGGCGTGCCGGAAGTTCCGCTGTGCTGACACGTATGTATATTGGTGATAAGCGAAAGATCGATTTGGCGGCTCGGCATCTAGGATTAGGCCAGGCAGACTTCACCAGAATGGTACTGATCCAAGCCGCTGAACAGATACTATCGGAGATAGAAGAGCCAGAGGTTCCGAAGCCAAAGGTCGATCCAATGGTCGTTCCGGGGAAACGTGTTAAGTTGTCAGAAGTATAAGGAGATAAGACATGACCAAACCTAAGCTGAACAAACCGGCTCCAAGGCCGGAGCATGAGACGATTCTCAGTGTCGAACAAGAGAACGCCGTCATGTTATGTTGTGATTTGTCTACTCTGATCGCAAGCGTAACCGGCGGAGCAGGTACAGGAAAGACGTTGGTCCTTGGTAAGATATACGAAATACTTGCCAGACGTGGACGCAAGGTTGTCCTGGCCGCTCCGACCGGACGTGCTGCAAAACGCATTCAAGAACTGACAGGCATACCAGCCAAGACGATACATAGATTGTTGGAATTTCCAAGGCCGGATGAAGATGATTTCGGTCAAATTGATCCAACCGAACCTAAGCGAAATAGGTTCAAGCCTCTTGATGAAACAGTTGTAATCATAGACGAGGCGTCCATGGTCGCACCTACACTATATAGACAGTTGATAGATGCATTACCGAATGGTGGTGTGATTAGGTTCTTTGGTGACAACAACCAATTGCCTCCGGTCGAGGAAGGCGAACCACCTTTCATCAAGATTTTAAAAGAGCGACCGATGATAGAATTACATCACAATTTTAGAAGTGAGGATCACATTGTATCCAATGCGATGCGAATACTACGTGGGTCAATTCCTACTAGGAATGACAGGTTCGAGATACTGTATAGCGATTGGCCAGTAAAAACATTAGCGGAGTTTTCGACAGCCGAATTCTCAAAAGATAATCGACAGATCATTATGCCAACAAGACGTGGTAACTTTGGGACAAGCAAGACTAATCCAACGCTACAGTTGAAGTTCAATAAGTATAAGGGCGGTCTTAGATTGGATCGCTATGACGAAAAGGAAGCCAAGCTTATCATTAAGCCGAAGGACAAGTTTATCTGGATCAAGAACGACTACAATCTAGATTTGTTCAATGGTGAGATTGGTACAGTTGATTGGGTAGACGAGGACGAGGGATCATTTGGTTTACTGCTTGGCGATCGTCATGTGATTGTACCCCCGCGAGTGAAGACGTTCAGTTGGTATCATGGAGCGCATATCCAATATGACCCAAGGAAACAGTTGGAGTTGGGGTACGCGATTACGACTCACAAAGCACAAGGTTCTGAGTTTGAGACTGTTATTTATTGCATTTCAAGGGGGCAGGCATTTCTTCTTAACCGTAGAAATTTCTACACCGCAATAACGAGAGCGAAAGGTCATGTGATCATAATCGCTGACAGACGTGCAATGTATCTAGCACTACGGAGGGCAGAAGTATGACAAGGAATGACACGATGAAACCGTCCAAGAAGCAACTGATCTACAGCGGGCGGCTAGCTCGTGCCGCCGTGGCTAAGAGAGAACGCCAAAGTATGTGTTGGTTTGTAACTCCACTGAATGGCAGAAGCCGAGAGTTTACCAGTACTGAGAAAATGGTCGTGTTTCTACGAGCACACCCCGGTTGCCTTGTGATTTGGAAAGAGCAGGAGAATGAATCTATACTAGGAACCGAAACATGAAACGACACACAAAAGAAACTCTAGAACAAGAGTTTCGCGACCAAGCCGATCTGATGGGACTCAAAACAGAGGTATTTAGTGATGGACCGATCGATGCCGAAGTGGTTTTTGTTGGTGAAGGGCCGGGGGAATCAGAGGTTCGCGATAGAAGTAGACGACCGTTTGTCGGGGGCTCTGGTCAGATGTTATGGCGAGTCACTGGAAGATTTCATATTGGAAGACACAATGCGTATTGTACTAACGTGGTCAAACGACAAATTAGTCTTAGTCGAAGGACCAACGAACGACACGAAGTCCACCAAGACGAGTTAGAACAATGGTCGTCACTGTTACAATGGGAATTGGAACAGTTGCCAAAAGCCAAGATCATTGTGTGTCTCGGCTCCATGGCGTTGGGGGCTATGACTGGCGAGAGTGGCATCCTGAACTGGAGAGGCTCAGTTATCGAAAGTGTTCTACCGAATGGTAAGGAAGGCTGGATCGTATGTACGATCAATCCAGCGTATGCTATGCATGGACGTGATCCACGGTTTGAGCCAATATTCATAGCCGATCTGCACAAGCTGGATATGGTGATTCGCAATGTCTACAAAATGCACTACATCCAGGAGATTATCAATCCGACGTACAAGGAGGTACTCGCGTTTATTCGTGATCTACAGAAATCTACAAAGCCAGTTTCGTTTGACATCGAAGCCATTAATGGATACACGGCTTGCTACGGACTCAGTAACGATCCACACAAAGCTATGTGCATTAGCCTTCGAGATACTGTCCAAAACCGATTCACAGTATCTCAAGAAGCAGACATCTTGTGCGCGTTGCAATCTCTGTGTGACTCACACAAGATCATCGCGCAAAATGGAGGTTTTGACTCTTACTGGACAGGGATGCGTGAAAGACTCAGGATCAAGCTCTGGTTCGACACGCTACTCGCGCATCATACCTTGTTGCCGCGACTGCCACACAGTTTGGCTTTCCTTGTATCATGTTATACCACGCACCCTTTTTATAAGGATGATGCTCAAATTTGGAAAGAAGGTGGAGATATTGACACATACTGGAAGTATAATTGTAAAGATACCGCTCTTACCTACGCAGTCCACGAACGATTAGCAAGGGAATTGAAGATCTCTGGAATGCATGATTTCTTTTTCGATCATGTAATGCGTGCTCAACCGCATCTAACCGAGGCTACGATTCATGGAGTTAGATCAGATGAAGTGGTCAAGCAGCGCGTCATCAAAGAGTGTGAGCAGGATGTTAAGAGTTTTGAGAATGAATTCTATCGGATTGTGCATGAGATTACAGGCGATGAAGAGTACCACCCGTTGCCATCTTCATGGCAACAGTTACAGGTGTTATTTTTCGACATACTTAAACTCAAAGGACGGGGTCGTTCGACCAATGAAGAGAATAGAAATATTATCCTCAAAGACCCGTCTACGACTCCACTGGCAAAGGAGATGATCGTTGCGCTCAACAAGTTTAAGGAAGAACACAAGTTCTTCTCGACGTATGCAAAGTCTAGAGTGTCATCAGATGGCAGATTTCGCTGCGACTACAAACAATATGGGGTTGCAAAGGCTCCAGGCCGCCTTTCGAGTACTAAACTGCTCGACGGTGACGGTGGAAACATGCAAAATCAACCGGTTCGTGCTCGTGTCCAATACGTCGCCGACGACGGTTGTGTGTTTGTATATTTTGATCTATCCCAAGCAGAGGCACAAGTTGTTTCTTTTCGTGCAGACATTCAGAAATGGAAAGACCAGTATGCTCAGGCTAGGATCGACGGTCTGTATGACTCACACAGAGCGTTGGCCAGCGAAATGTTTAAGGTGCCATATGATCAAGTACCAAAGACAGATTGGGACGAAGACAATAAACCAACAATCAGGTACATAGCGAAAAGGTGCAGACATGGACTTAACTATCGTATGCAGATGGAGAAGCTCGCGGAAGTCACAGGTCTTCCATATTTCCAAGCCCAACGATCATTCATCATCTATCATCAAATCACTCCAGAGATTAAGCGGTGGTGGACGCAAGAAGAAAGGCAGTTTCGTACGACGAAATCCATATCGAACGCCTTTGGCCGTAGACTTAAAGTCGTTCAGCAACTCGACGACTCAGTACTGGAATCCATTATTGCGTTTTACCCGCAATCGACTATTGGTGACAAGGTTACAAGGACTTGGTATCAATCCATGGAAGATGACGATTGGCCGAAGGGCAGGGCTCGGATCGCTATTGATGTGCATGACAATCTTGTCGCGATTTCCACGCCTCGTGTCGCTAAGACAGTGGGTGCAATTCTAAAGAAGTATGCAGAGGAACCTATATGGATACAAGACGTATGGAAAAGAAGGCTAGCGGAACCGCTAAGCATTCCAGCGGAATTGAAGATTTCAGTTCCCACAATCTGGAACGAGAAAGCTACAGTAGATTGGAGTGGCAAGAAAGTAAAATCACCAGGAGCGTTTGTATTGGATCAAAAGAAAGGATTACATAGATGGGCACACATGATAAAGATGGAATTATGAAGGACTACGACGGTGTGGCAATACAGAGATTGGCAGGAAGAAGTGGTCCAGATGTTGATCAAGGCGGGACCGAAGGGTGTTAAGCAGATGAAGATTACAGGACGGGTCTGCATAAAAGTTAAAGCGGTTGAATGTGTAGCGTATCTAGAGCACTTACAATCACAGCGCAAGGTCGATAAGTTTATCAAATCCAACTTCGGTACATCCAATCAGGGCACCGATACAACCATCTGGCGTGCAACAGATAAGATAAGGGAGATATGACATGACACAGCGATATGACTTGAAAGAAATATCTCGCGTACTGAACTGGCGCCTGCTCGTAGGGGGCCATGATTTTCCTGGACCTGACGGCGGAACTTGTATCAACGAGGCGGCGATTGTGGTCGCCGGCTTCGAGTACCGCAGGGTCAATCGCGCCAGCGACTGCCCGTCGTGTTTCTCGCGGTCGATCGCTGCCTATGCATTGAGGTTAAATGACCTCATGCCGGATGATCTAAGACAGGAATTGCTGGTGCCGTTCGTGACCCGTCTGGCTGGC